GTTTGAAGCTCGAAATGCACCTTGTTCATCTGAGTGCTGTATGTCTCGCACTCATTCATCACATCAAAGTCTGATTCCTTTTCCATCGTTGAGACGGAGCGGGGATCAATACCGTCTTCGCGAAGTGAACGCTCTTCAGCACGCGCAGCGGCTTGACGTTGCTCACGGGCAGCAGCATCAGCAGCGGCTTGCATTCGCTCAGCGGCGGATGCAGTTTGCTGCTTGAACTCGGGTTCGGTTTGACCATGGCCGACCCGGTCGGCGACGGGCCTCCCATGAATTAACTGGCTGCGGTCGCCGTGACCACCCAAGCTTTCGCGGCCATGTCCAGCATCACGCGCTTTTCGACCGTATGCCTGAGTCGTGCTTTTGTCCGGTGCTTTGCCATCGTTGTTGACGACTGCGGTGTACCAAGTTTTTAGGGCAGTTTCTGCGCCAGTGATTGGCGCGTATGCGGACATACTGGAGATACCAGAAGATACTTTGCTTCGATCAAACAAAGTTGTCCAACCTTGGAGATATGTTGACCCGGCTGGATAAGGAAGCGAACGGGTTGGGTTGACATCGTTCCAATCATCAATGGCGTCACATAAAGCGGCGTAGTTCAAATGATTGGCTGCCGATTCAGTGCTGATGGCGTTTGGAAAGCCAAGCTTTCCAAAATCATGCGACTTCAGATAGTCGCCCCAGGTGCGGCCACCGGTTTTGCCTCTGAAGAGCTTGTCGTTGTAGACCTCCAGAAGGCATTGAGCCATCTCAATCTTGTTGATTGTGATCTTGCCCGCTGATGACTTGGCGCGATCTTCAATGCTGGAAAGCTGTTGCTGTTCCGCATCGGTCATGGGCGAGTCCAGCATGAGCTGGACCTGATCCTGCGTCGGAATAATGGTTGTCGTCATGAGTTTGCTGGGCGATGGGGATATAAAAGTTGCCAAGCTCCTTTGGCTAATTCAGGAGTCCATACGCAATCAGATCGGAGAGGCGTTCGAGCCAGAAAAGACCTGAAGCGCTGAACCCTTGGATCGTTTTCAAACGCTTTTTCGATCACCATCAGGCTGCACTCCCGGTGAGGATCTTCTGGGTGCGTGCCATTTCGGTGCCTGCAATCGCCTTGGGCAGGTCAACACCAATGCGCTGTGCAAATTCCATGTTGTCGTTGTACCGCTTGAACAGACGCTCGTGATCCTTGCGGAGAGTCGCGAACATGTTTGCGGTCCATGCTTCAGACAGAAGCTTGATGGTTTCTTCTTGGCGATTGACCAGCAACTTGATGCCGAAAGCTGCCTCAAGCTGACGCGCCAAGGGAGAGAGAGCATTCAGGATTGTGCTGATGCCGACTTCCTTTTTGCCGTTCAGTTGATTGCTGCGGTTAATGCAATCAAGGATTTCGCGGAGAGGGACAGACTTGAAATCATCCTGTCCGTTGATGGTGGCTTTGCTGGTCAGACCGATGCACTCGGCGTACCAAAGAACGCGGAAGGGAGTTTTGAGATTGCCGCCTGAGCTGACCTGATACCAGCATTTTTCTTGCAGGTAATTGCAAAGGCCATGGCCCTCTTGGTCATTCAGCAGTGCTGTGATTTCAGCGACTGAAAGTTCCTGGTTTGCCAGGTCACGGCGTCCCCTGTTGCGGGGCTCTTCTTGAAAAGACATGAGTTGAAGCGTGTAGAAGGTGCGCCCGGTTGGGCATGTGCAGACATTAGCATTGCGGAATGGCAATGTGTCAACCCCTTCGCACGAATCAACCCGTGCAGGGCATTCAGACCCGTTCTTCCTTCATGCTGAAAATGCTGTAGGTGTCTTCCCACGCCTGCAAGCAGCGATCGGGCGGTTGCGTGTCCCCGAGCTTCGCTTCGCCAGGTCGTGCCCAGAACGTCAGGCACTCATCGACCAACACCTTGCGCTGATCAATCAGCATCGACAGGTAGCCGCCAAGCTGCGCGTCGGTCTTGTACCGCTTGCCCCTGTTGCTCTGGGATTTGAGGTCGAGCAGCACCAAGCGATCGGTGAAATGGTCGTAGCCCAAGCAGTCGAACGAACCACCGATTGATCGGCTGAGATCGCAGAGCCGGTATTCAGTGGCGATCGGCTCGAAGCTTTCCCAGAACGGGTGATCAAGCATCGGTGACACCCACGCATCCCACTCGGTGCCGAGCAGATCATCCTTTGGAACACCGTTGAGGAAATGCTCTAGCGCCTTGTGAACAGCTAACCCGCGTGGCTCCCAGTCTGGGCGGTATCGCTCGATGGATTCCAGCTCCCACTTGGTCTTCAGTGTTGAGCAGACAGTGGTGACGGACTGGGCCATCCGTTCACCGGTCGGGCGCCAGATGTATTCGTGTTTTGCCTCGTCGAAGTCAATGGGCAATGGCGGCAGTGAATCCATGCCCAGACGATCTCGTATCTTTTGATGCACGGTAATAGCGGTTCAGGGTTCAGAAGGTGTCTCAGGGCACATCGCTCCGAAACGGTAATAGAAGGTGATACAGCTTTAGATTTCTTTGTCGGGGTCGAGCAGGCACGCGAGCACCTCTTCATCAGCCTTGGCCTTGTGCCCCACAGGGAACACATCCATCAGCCAGCGGCGTTCCTTCACTGGTGCGTTGCGGTCATGGCGATCACGCACGCGCAGCATCTGAGCTCCGGCCTTCGCCTCCAAGACCTGGATCGGATTAGCTTCTGCGTCTTCGATGATCGCGTTAGCAGTTGGGAAATCGTCGGTGTCGTGGAAGCGGGGAGCCTCGGGCACCCCACCCCCTCTAAACGGCTCATTTTGAGAACAACCCCTGTTGATGGGGGTTTCGGATGCGGAAGAACTGAGCGCATATTCATAACTACCCGGTCTCGCGTGGACTTCAGGGCATCTTCCGGTCTCTTCTTCAAACTGCTCGAAGCTGACCCAAAGCAACGATGGCCTGCCGCCCATGTCTCCAACGGGCGGTTTTTCCCCTGCAATCACCGCAAGTGATTTGCGTTCGAGTTTGCGGCATAACCGGTTGATCTTCTGCAGTGACCAATGGCTTTTGCTCATCGTTGACTGCAGCTCTGCCAAGTCCATAGAGGTGGAGGGCAGGTTGTTGCGGGTCCGCTGGTTCAGCAGGTCGTACAAGGTGGCGTCATCACCTAGCAACTTGTCGCGCTGTTCCAGTGCATAGCGATGACGCAGCGCATCGGAGGTGTCGCCATGGGATGACCAACCCCAGTTCGGGGACTGCTCCAAGAGTTGAGCCTTTGCCTTGGAGCCTGTGCGTCCAGTGGCAGAAAGCACCACTCTGTTATCGACGCGAGTGCCATCAGGTCCAGGCTCTGCCTGCAGCCATTTCAGCGTCAGGATTTGATCGGGCACCCTGCCCCAGTTCTGATGACCACTGGCCGATGTAGCGGTGTCACGCTTGGCACCGCTAATGCTGCTGTGGTGAATCATCAGCAGGGTCGCGCCTTCTTTGCTCATTTCTCGTTTGAGCTTGCGCAACGGGTTGGTGTAGTTGCCTGCGTTTTCATCAAGGTTCGGATGACTGTTGGCCATCAATGCCGAGTAGCTGTCGGCGATCACAAATGGATGCAGGCCTTGCGCTGCGATCTCTCTGCAGTGGCTGGCAATTTTCTTGATGCCTGCTGGGTCCAAGCCAATGCTTGTCTCTTCCGTGTAAACGGCTTTGATGCTTGACGCCCAAACCAGCTTGCCGTTATCTTTTCGGGTGAGAAGACCTGCCTTCTGGCCGTAGTCCTTCCAAAGCCTCCGGTTCATGTCTGGACCGACCAAAACGAATCCGATTTCCTTCTTCTCAGAAAATGAGAAGTTGAGGAAAGACCCTGTTCGCTTGGAAAGCTCCGCAACGAGGGACAAAAAGAAAGTCGACTTACCTGTTTTCTGAGCAGCAATCAGAACATTGCAATAGCCCTCTGCAATCCACTGATCCCAGATCCAAGAGGTGTCTTCCTCGTCGTCCCATTCATCACCCTTGAGATAAGGCGCGTCACTTGGCCCGTTGACCCTTCTTTCGACCTCCAGTTCCACGCTTTCGACGGTCTCTCTGTCCGTCGGTAGATCGTGCTGGTAAAGGTCGTCCCTGATCGCTGCTCGGCGTTTGAGTTCGTTCTTCTCGTCTCGGTTCTGCCAAGCGTTGTTCTCGACCTCCGACATCTGCTCGTGAAATGACACGGGCTGGTCTTTGTTGTCCTGAAGCATTGCGATACTCTTTGAGTGTGGATGAGTAGATCCCCTGGGCTGCCTTCGTTGGCGAATAGAAATCAGCCTGGGTGATCTTTCCCAACCGCTCCAGTTCCCTGAACGCCTTTAGTTCAGTGCTGGAGTCGGATGGATTCGCAGCGTCCTCCGCCTTGATGGCGTCGTCGCTGCGTTCCTTCTGGACCCTTGTGTAGAAGCCCTCTGCGGCTAGCTCTGCGTTGAAGGGAGCTAGAGGCGCACGGGAGGCCCACTGCAAAAGCATGAAGGCCCGTTCTTCTGGATCCGTTAAAGGCTTGCTGAACATACACCTATTCCGGAATGGCAACAAGGTGAGTTTGAGAAGAGCGAAAACGGAGAACGCGCAAAAACCGGAATAACGGAACTATCTCTAGAACCGGAGAAACGCGGAACAACCCCTTCCCGGCTAGGCCGCAGACTCCTTGTCTGCTAAATACCCAGCCGCTGTTAAGTGTTCCCGCAACACAGCTCTTGCTGCTGCACTGCAGTTCCCTTCGTGTCTCTCCTTCGCATAAGCCTCGAATGCGTCCGCATAGTCCGGCTTTAAGCAGACCTGCAGATGCTTGCTGAACTTGTTCGCGGGCTCTTTGCGTGGCTGAGGCATGACCGTTCTGAATCAGTAATATTTTAGCGTCTAGTTTCACGGGAAAATTTCTCGTAGTACGCCATTGCAAGAGCCGTTAGCCCTTTAGAACTCCCACGCTTCAGCGCCGCTCTCGCAGACGCTTTGGCATGTTCTTGCACCTCGTCAAATCGCAGCTGCGTGATCGGCTGAGACGAATTGGGATGACCGCTCATGGTTGTAGTTACTCCGGAGGGGCAATGCCCCTTCAGAAAGGAAGTTCGGTTACGGCGTAGATGATGCGATCAGCCTCAAGCTCAACGATCAGCTGATTGCGCTCGTCTTCGCTCAGGCAGATGTCCTCGCTGTCCTTGGTCTTCACTTCCCAGCACAGATGGGCATCGTTGATGGCCTGCAGTTCTTCCTGACGCTCCCAGCTCTCCTTGACGCTGAGGCTGTAGCTGTGGAAATCGGTGAAAGTCATGATTCTGGAAACGGGGCCCTCTCGGGCATGAATCAATAATACAGCATCAGATTGCTATTCCGCAACGGTTTCACTTTTTCCTCTTCAGACCTCGGCGCCGGCGCTTCATCTCACTAAGCTCCAACGCCGCTTTCACCGCCTCAGCCCTTCCCGGCACTTCCCCTGGACCGCCGTTGTCTTTGCTCAGCAAGCGCGTCCAGTCTGAGCATCCGTGCTTTCTCTTGGCTGCACTGCACCCAGTAACGCCGTCCTCCGATGACCTCATAGATCCCATCCGTGTCCTTGACTCGTTGCCCTTCGTTCTCCGAAGGACCCAGCGGCTCCTTGGTCATCCTGATCCCTTTTTTGGCTTCGAAACGGTAATACAGGTTCCCGTCCTTTACGGGTCCGTTATGCTCCATTTGTAATTGTTTTATGTCGGGTGTCGAAAAGATGCACCAATGCGGAGAAAGATTTCCGCGTTAAAACGATTTATGGCCTCTTGAGCCACGGCTGGCCGCGTGGTGAAGTCTGTCAATATGCGGCGAAAGAATGGCGTGTAAACGAACGCACTGCTGATCGCTACATCGCAGAGGCTCGTGAGTTAATTGAGCAAGACTGCGCACTAACCCGTCAGCAGTTTCTCGCTGAAGCTCTCGACCGCCTTCGCACCTACGAAATCGCTGCTGCTAAGAGAGGTCAAATGCAGGTGGCAACCAACAGCGTTCGACTGCAAGCTGAACTGATTGGCCTTACCAACTAGCAATGACCCTTGAGCTGCGTTCTGTTAATAACGATTCTGCTTATGAGATCTGCGTAGAAGAAGACGGGTTCCGTGAATGCACCCTTGTCTCCTCCATGCACATGGCAGCAGAAGAACAGCAACGTCTACGCGCCACCATTCGCAGGCGTGCGTTTAACGCCTTCATCGAACGTCAAGCCAAATAATCAATGCCTACAACTGCGCTCCATCACGGCGACTGCTTAGAAATCCTTGCTCACATGGATTCTGATTCGGTATCGGCAATCGTTACCGACCCGCCATACGGGCTCAGCTTCATGGGTAAAGGCTGGGACTACCAAGTGCCCAGCGTTGCAATCTGGGAACAATGCCTGCGTGTCTTGAAACCTGGCGGTCACCTTCTCGCCTTTGCTGGCACCCGTACGCAACACCGCATGTGCGTGAACATCGAGGATGCAGGCTTCGAGATCAGAGACATGATCGCCTGGGTTTATGGGTCAGGCTTCCCGAAATCGCAGAACGTCGGCAAGGCAATTGATAAAGCCGCTGGCGCGGAGCGTGAAGTGATTGGCAAATATCAAAACCCTGCAGGGAACAAAGCGGGTGGCAACAGTTTGAATATGAGCGCGGTTGGCATGCCCGACTCTGCATTTATCACCGCACCTGCAACACCTGAAGCACAGCAGTGGGAAGGATGGGGCACGGCATTAAAGCCAGCGTTAGAGCCGATCACCGTTGCGCGTAAACCTTTCAGCGGCACCGTTGCTGGCAACGTGCTTGAGCATGGAACAGGCGCGATGAATATCGACGGCTGCAGGGTTGCAGGCGCGGGGCCATCTGGATTAAAGCCATACACAAGAAGTACAACCCCGCCCGGTTATGAGCTAGGGAGGGCAAAGGCTGGCAAGCCTGTCACCTATTCGGACCATCCCTCCGGTCGCTGGCCTGCGAACCTGATCCACGACGGCAGCGATGAAGTGACGCAGCCACTAAGCGATTCAGCTCGGTTCTTTTACACGGCGAAAGCATCAAAAGACGATCGGGACAAAGGCAACACTCACCCAACGGTCAAGCCAACCGACTTAATGGCTTACCTCTGCCGTCTTGTCACACCAGTTGGCGGCATCGTGCTTGATCCATTCATGGGTTCTGGTACTACCGGCAAAGCAGCACTATCAGAAGGTTTTAGCTTTATCGGCATTGAGCGTGATCCTGAGTATTACGCCATTTGTGAGTCTCGATTTGATGGTGCGCAGATTGGACTGGCGTTAGCGGTATGACATCTCTGCTCGATGCCTGTCCTGGGGGCATGATTTTGTGCCCACCCGAACCGGTTCAAAACGGTGCAGACCTCCAACCGTTTGCAGCTGATCTAATCGAAGGCCTGTCCGGTCCTCAGCGTGAGGTGTACGACAGCGAGGCACGATTCAAGATGCTGTGCTCTGGCCGACGATTCGGCAAGACTCACCTTTGCCTTGTGCAGCTGATCGTCTGGGCAGCCAACAAAGCAGGGAGCCTGAATTGGTACATCGCACCGACGTACAAATCGGCAAAGCAGATTGCATGGCGTCAACTCAAGGCAATGGTGCCGCTCGAACTGTTCGCCTCCAAGAATGAAGTCGACTTGTCCATTGAACTGATCAACGGCTCCAGGATCGAGCTGAAAGGCGGCGACAGTTACGACAACCTTCGTGGCGCCAGCCTCAGCAACTGCGTCCTAGACGAGGCGGCTTACATCCCGCCCGATGCGTGGGAGATGGTGATCCGCCCTGCTCTGGCCGACCAACGCGGCTCCGCATTCTTCATCTCGACGCCGGCGGGCTACAACCATTTCCATGAATGGTGGGAGCAGGCTCAAGACCTCAGCGAGTGGGAGACCTTCAGTTACACCACGATTGAAGGCGGCAACGTCCCGCCCGAGGAGGTCGAGCTGGCCAAAAGGCAGCTTGACGAGCGCACGTTTAACCAAGAATTCAACGCAAGCTTCGAGTCCTTCTCTGGCCGAGTGTTTGCTGATTTCGACGATGACAACATCGACGACGAAATCGAAGACATGGGCGGCCCGATCCTGATTGGCCTTGATTTCAACGTCGGGATCATGGCCGGCGTGATCTGCTCGAAGGTGGGCGACACGCTCCACATCTGGGATGAGATCGCTGTCAAGAACTCGAACACCGATGAAGTTGCGCTAATGCTCAGGACGCGTTTCCCGAACCGCAAGCTCATCTGCTATCCGGATCCAACAGGCAGAAGCAGAAAAACATCAGCTGCTGGTGAGACTGATCACGGCATCCTGAGAAAACACGGCATCGAGGTAATCGCACCGAAGCAGCCATGGGCAGTGAAGGATCGGCTCAACGCCACCAACTGGTTGATCTGCAATGCCGAGAAGCAACGGCGTCTGTTCTGTCACTCACGGTGCAAGAACACGATCAAGGGATTCAAGAGCGTCACATTCAAGGAAGGCGCCGAAGATTTCATCGTCGACAAGGCACCTGGGCTTGAGCACTGGAT